CCTTTATTATCTGATTTTAATCCATATTCCGTTAGTATATCACTAAGGTTTTTTCCATTCACCTCCCCACCACCACCACTAAAATCTAAAACTGAAAAATAAGCAGCAAGTTTCGATTTTTTTCCCTTTACTTTTTCTTCCTCCTCTTGTTTAGAATTAGCTCTTAAATCAACATTTAGAAATGGTATCCTGGTACAATCCTTTTTTAAATAATATTCTATATTGTATTGTTTTATCCAATATTTCCAAAACAGATACAATGATATTAAATTATGGGCTTGCTTCGACAATGTGCATTTCGGATCATTATCCTCAACTTTATCTCCTTTGTATATATCGGTAATCTGTTCTCCCGTTGATGAATCCCAAACCTTTGCAACAGACACAAATGCTTCTTCGGTAAATTTACCATTTTCGTCTTTTGTAAATATGCCGTGTTTCTGTCCATTGAATGATTTTGATTTATCTGCGTGTGTTCCCATATCAAATGTTCCTATCATATTTACTAAATTATCATCATCAGATTTATCTTTAAAATCATTATCAAAAAAAACCCTTAATCCATTTTCTATAGGTACATTGTTATTAATACAATATCCATCTTCACCATGAAGACATTTATACATATACAATGCCTCATTACATTTAGTTGTTGTTGATTTCCTTTTAGCATTCATAAAATTTCCAGGCAATACATTATTAGATTCAGTAAAATTCTTAAGATCTGTGTGGAAATCGTGCGTTCCATCATATAACATATGTCTATTCAATACATCATGTTTTCCACCATCTAAATCTTTATCTAATGCTGTAACTTCTCCTTTATTATCTCCATACAATAACTTTTTTGTAGGCAAACATTCCTTAATAGTAATTGCTGCCTCGCCATCCCCTCCCTTCAATGATTTTGTTCTATCACCCCCTCCCAAACCCACATCTAGGTTTGCTAGTGCTAGTTCTTTTTCTGCTTCTTCTTTCTCGTCGCTCATTGCTTTTGTAATATATTCACTTAAAATGCCGTCTTTAAAAACTGTTTTAATATCAAATGTTATTGTGTGTTGCGGCGTTAAGGATTCCGTTATAGGATCTTTATCAATATTATAATCAGATTTGTAAATATTTATTTCATATTTATTTCCCCATGTGTTATTTGATTTCTTTAAAAATAGTTTGTGAATTGTTGGAATATCTGGTAGATCTACATCGTCTTCAACAGCAACTATATCAAATAATAATTCGTCTTTATCATCCCAAGGTTCTAATAATGGTTCGCATACACCACCACTATATACATATTTTTGCGTTTTATTTAATATAGAATATATAAGATTAAGATTTTCTAAATTTACTAAAGGACCAATCATTTTTTCTAAACTTTTATAGTTTTGTTCAAATTGTCTTAATAATTTATCAAAAAAATTATCATATTTTGTATCGTCCATATTATGTAAAACTATATATTCAATTCCAAAGGCATTATAAAAACTGTTCATAAGACGATTGATGCGTTTATCAATTGTTGGCATTATATAAGGTTTATTAACGTGTAGTTCTGCTAATAATAATATGACGTCACACATAAATTCACCATAAAACCAACCAGTTAAGTATATAATATCTTGTGGAAATGAATTCGGTATTTCTATTTGTTTTTCATTTATTGATAAGGTTTCCTCGTGATTTGCTAAAATAGAATTACTATCTTCCTCAATAAATTTTTCTTCATCAAATATAGATTTATATTCTCGTGCTATACAATATTCTTGATATGTAAATCCTCCATTTTTTTTATCTGGTGGATATTTTGTTAACAATTTTATAGTACGATAGATTTCATCCTCCTCTTCCATATCACAATTTAAAAAATCATTAACATACATATTTGAAACTATATAATTCATATGTATATCTGATACAGTTAATTGAGTTGAATAGTCTGCATATTCATCATCTTCTGGATTTGTTGAATCCTCAATATGTGTCGAAGGTACCTCTAATAATTTATCAATTTCCGTCATAATTTTACTTGGTGTTGAGGGAGGGTTGGCTTCTTCCCCATCCCCTTTCGTCTCCCCACCATGTAATTTAAGATATTTATTCAATTTATTTGATTTTTTGTTAACACGTCTAAATAAATTCTTTTTTGTTGACATTATAAATATAAAATAAAATAATTATAATTTTTATATTTGCTATTATTAATGGACAAACAAAGTTATAAAAAAAAAGGAAAAGGAAAAGGACGAAAAAGTTTAACTGAAAAGCCTAAGAAAGGGAAAAGCAAAAGTTTAACTGAATTACCTAAAAAAAGAATTAATAGAAGTAAAAATACACTTTATGGAACCCCTAAAAAATGTAAAAGTTTGAATGTAAAATCTTATGTTGGAAACAAAAGAAGTAAAAATATGTCTAGAAATAAAAGACAAAAATTATCAAATAAAAAGAAACATGTCAAAGTTATAATAGCTAAAAGATTATTTTCTGAAGAGCACATGAAATCAAAAGAAGGTGAATATTTTGATAAAAAACATTATAATACTATTGTTGATTATGATTGCGATTGTTACTATTATGATGAAAACAATAATGAAAAAATATTATTCAAATTTAGAAAAAATGTATTACCAGAAAAATTATGTAAAGTGGCTTTAGATAATCTCAAAGAAGCCGCTAAAAAAACACATGATAATAGAGGAGCATCTGCCGGAGTTATCGATTTAAAAAAAATGCCATCATATGCGAATCAAGAAAATCAATTGGTTGGAAAAAGTAAATTTAGGGTTTTGGCCTATATTTCTAAATTAACTGGAAAACTTGTTAAAAACAGTCTTGGTAATATTTCTAGAAGTAATATTATTGGGTTTTTTGACAAACGTGATAGAAATCTTGGACCCAATGCCCCAAATTGTAGAACCACTGCATTTACATCTCAACAAGTGGAAAAATGGAATAATGTGTTGCCATTTATAAAATGTATTGATAAACAATTCAAGAAATTAATACCTGTCAACCATAAAATTCAATATGATCAAGCAAATCAAACAGAGTATGTTATAAAAGATACCGCTTTTAGCACTGTTACTATAAATTACAATTGGCGGACAGCATTACATAAAGATGCTGGAGATTTAAAGGATGGATTTGGCAATTTAATAGTGTGTGAAGAAGGTCGGTATGAAGGAGGATGTACTGGATTTCCACAATTTAAGGTTGCGATTGATGTTCGAAATGGAGATTTTTTAGCAATGGATGTTCATGAATGGCATTGTAATACAAAAATTAAACCAATAGATAAAGATTATACAAGATTATCATTAGTTGCTTATTTACGAGATAAAATGATTAGATGTAAATAAAATATAGTTATATTATATATGAGTAAATTTAAAATGATTTCATTGTTTATAGCATTTTTAGTTAATATATTAATATTTAATTATGTTTACAAATTAGAAAAAATATCATGTGAATGTTCTGAAAATTGGAGAAGAGATTACATAAAATATTATTCGTTAATTACAATTGTGGGTATTATTATAGTTACAATTATGTATGTTGGTAATATTACATATTCTACACAATTATTCAAATTTTTATCAAGCGTATTTTCTATATTTGGATTAGTTAATATATACGCATTGTTTACATATAGTCAAAATATAGTTATAAATAATTGTGAATGTAGTAAATCTTGGGAACGAACATTCATATATTATTATAGTATGGTTGTTATTGTTCTATATTTATTAATGATTAGTGCTATATTTTTTACTGTATTATTTAGAGGGGATGTGAACAAATATAATCTTAAAAAACTTCGCGAATTAAAAAAACTAAATAAACTAAATAAATCTAATAAATAACTTATTTTTTTATATCAACTATTTATATATGACTATTAATATTTTAATATCATTGTTATTATTTATGTTAATAACATTATTTATATACAAATTAAATCATCCTGAAAAATTTACAATGTACGATAATTTTGAATATTCCGATAAACTGTCAGTTAGCGATATCAAAAATTTAAAAGAAGGTCAACTCAAAATGGGCAAAATGTTAAAAGAATTTGATATTATATGTCAAAAACATAATATTCGATATTTTTTAGATGGTGGGTCATTAATAGGATTACTAAAATATGGGGGTTGGATACCATGGGATGGAGATATAGATCTACAAGTTCATGAAGATGATTATGCTAAATTAAAGAAAGTACTAAAAACAGAATTACCAAAAAATATGTGGTTTCAAAATAATGAAGTAGATAAATTTTATTCAAAAAATAATATTGTAACCGGAAAGATACGAGATTTAAATTCATGTTATATTGAATATACTAATAATGGTGGAACTAGTTGGCATAATGGCTTACAATTAGATATAGTATTATATAAAGAAAATAATAATTATATTTTGTTACCTCATGATAAAAGAAAATATAATTTGACATATGATGATATTTATCCATTACAAAGAGTACCTTTCGAAAATGGAACTGACATATTCAATGTAAATGTAATGAAGAATCCAGATAAATATTTAAATAAAAAATATAGTAAAAATTGGAAAAAAATATTACCGAAAAATAAAAGATATCCACATGAAGGCAAAATAGATGGATATAATACATGTAAGTTTCATTACGATAAATATCCAAAATTACATTCTAAATCTAATTAATATTATTTAGATTTCATTACACTTTTATTCAATTTCCAATAATTATCCTTTAATTCTTCATTTTGTAACCTTAATTCGATAATTTCGTTTACCAATATATTTATTTTAACACTCAGTTCTTTAATTGTTGTGTCTACTGTATTTATTGATGTTGAAATATCTTTTGCCAATTCATTTATTGATTCAATAGATAATTCAAACAATACCATAAATATCATAGAAATTTGCGTTTGTAATTCTTTTGAACCAGTTGTATACGATTTTACTAAAAGTTCACATTGTTCAACATCCATTTTAAGATTATGTTTTAATCTTAAATAACTTGAAATTTTTGCTGGATTGAGCGTCATCTTTAATATATTAAAATTGAAAATATTTAAAATCAATTTTATTATGATATTCAAATTCTCAATCATGTCATATCTAAAAATGATACAAAGATGTCATAATACTATTAGAAATGATATAATGGTAACACCATTAGAATTGAATAAACGTCTTTCAAATTTATATAAGACCAATATATTTTACAAACGCGAAGATTTACAAATAACACGGTCTTTCAAAATTAGAGGATCATTGAACAAAATTAAGTCGGTAATCCAAGATAATAGTTATAAAAATTCAAATGGACTTGTATGTGCTAGTGCTGGAAACCATGCTCAAGGTTTTGCCTATAGTTGTAATAATCTTGATTTAAATGGAACTATATATGTTCCAAACACAACCCCGTTACAAAAAATTAATAGAATAAAATACTATGGTAAAGACAATATTACTATACAAACATATGGAAATGATTTACAAGAATGTTTGGTGGAAGCAATGGACACAGCGCAAAAAGAAAATAAACTTTTTATCCATCCATTTAATGATACCGATATTATAAATGGTCAATCTACAGTATGCTATGAAATATATAAAGAATCAATCCCAGACTTCATTATTTCACCAGTTGGTGGAGGAGGACTTATATCTGGAATCATTAATTACTCAAAAGCATTAAATCCAGATTGTAAAATAATAGGTGTTGAACCCGAAAACGCAGAAAGTCTAAAATTAGCATTTGATTATGGCAAACCAATGATTTTTGAAACCATCGATACATTTGTTGATGGAGCATCCGTGCCTAAAGTAGGTGATAAAACGTTTGATATATGTTATAATAATTTAGATTCATTGTATAGCGTTTCTAAACTAAAATTATGTCATGAAATTGTTAATTGTTATCAAGATGATGGGATTATATTAGAACCAGCGGGAGCATTGGGTATCGCATGTTTAGATAAACTTAGTAATGACTATGATTTGGAAAATAAGAATGTTGTTATTGTATTATCTGGAGGAAATAACGATATATCACGATATAATGAAATAATGCGTTTAAATCTAGAATATATGGGTTTGCTACATTATTTTATGATTGAATTTAGTCAAAGCCCAGGACAATTGAAACATTTTATAAATAATATACTAGACGAAGAAACTGACATTATTCATTTTGAGTACATTAAAAAAACAAATCGATTCAAAGGAAAAGTGTTGATTGGATTTCAACTCAATAACGAAAAAAGTATTACCACTTTAGTTAATAATTTGAATATAAACAATATTTTGTACGAGAAAATAGAATATAACGATATTTATTATGACTTTCTTATATAAAGTTCATAGCATTTTTGGAAATATAATCGTCTAAACTACTATATTCAAAATAATTTATAAAAAAATTGCTATATTCATCTTTATTTAAATTAAAAAATTGATCTGAAACAATATGTTTATTTTTATAAACAACATATCCAACAAATTTATGAGGAGTATTTCCAGTATATCTATAAACAATATGTAAATTGTTATATTTTTTTATTAATTTTAGTATTTTATGATATTCTGGTATTTCGATACTTGTAAATGTTATATTATTATCAAACTCTTTTATATTATACTTATTAAATTCTAATTTTAATTCATCAACAGCGTTTTTTATAAGATGCTTCTCACCATATACTTCTATATTATTAGTGACTTCTTTTTCAAAGTTACTCACATCTGATAATGATATATAATCTTCACCTAATACATATCTATTTTTAATAACTAACCATCCAATACCATATTCATAATCTTCATCTCTAACATCTATTATGACAGTTAAATTATTATAATATTTACATACCAATTTTATAGCATTATTGAATTCTGAATATTTTGCTACTAATGTTATACAATCAATTCCTTTTGAATTTTTACCTTGATAAAATCTTCCACAAGTATCTATATCTGGGTTTTGTAAATATTCGTCGCATTTATTATCTATTAAAAATTGTTTACAATCCCATAATTCCATATCATCCTCTGTTTTACGATGATGATTTATAAAATGGTCAATTTGTTCTTGTTTTCCAGATAATAATATATATGTTAAAATATCAGTTCCCATATTTTATTACTATTATTGTATTTAAGTAATAATTATAAATAAATCAAATATGTAACCAATAATACAAATGGTATCAATATTTTGATTTTTGTTAATAGTTTATATTTAGACTGTAATGAATTGTAAACATTATATTCTAACATATGATCTAACAATAAACTAAAATCAATAAATGCCAATATCATACCTATGTATTTATATTTCGTATAAAACAACAAGTACAATCCAAATATTAAACCAAAGCAATGTATAATAAATAAATACAACGAGTTTAATGCTGGCATTACAAGTTTTCTATGTTTGTAACCTTTTTCCAACAATTTTTTATAGTAAGGTAATACAAATAAGTTTATTAATGGTAATTTAGATATGTATGTTTTACATTTATAGTTTTTTTTATCATCACCTAATACATCTACATCTATCAATTTACAAAATATTTCTTTTGCTTCTAATTTATCGGTAATAGATGCTATTTTATGAATTGTTCCATGTGTCACTTTTCCAATTTCTTTCATTATATTTGCATAAACAAATAAATGATTAAAATATAGTTTATAGTCTTTCAATGTACCATTTGTAATATACATGGCTTTAACAAATTTTTTTATATGATCTTCATGTGTATTAGAACCATATGAAAATAAATACATATAATTATACTAGTTTTTTATTAT